GACCTTGGCGTTGTCAGTCCACACCTTGATGAGCGCGGCCAGATTGCCAAGGCAGAGAACGACTGCACCGACTAATGCTGCTATCTGTTCTGGTGTCATATAAACTCCTTACTTCCAGTCGGACGGGACTTGTGCCAACTCTGCGGAGCCGGTCTGATTGTTGGAACCACAATCCTTGAAGCACGACTTGTGTTCTGTTGGCTGTATAGCGTACGACATAAACCTGTTGTAGGTATCAAGGATTCCTCCGGACACATTCGTGCATCCAGAGAACGCGGCATCACAATCGTCGACGTTACGAAAATCGTAGACCGGAATGCTTCCGGTAATAGATTCACACGCCTGGAACATTTGCGATATCGTAGTAATATGGCTTGTATCGAATTCCGGGAAGGCAGTCAATGATCGGCAGTACGCAAACATAGCATCACATCTAGTTGCGTTGTTGAGGAAAGTCGAGCTGATTGGGCATGCGGTCAGTGCGTCACAGGAATAAAATGTCGAGTTGAAATTGTATGCGTTTTGCGACACGGTTATCGAAGGCCCGTTAGCTAGTGATTCGCAATTACCGAATGTATTGTGCAAGTTCACAGCTTCCGGTGCATAAATAGTTCCGATGGAGGTCAAGCCAGAGCAGTTATAGAAAAGGTTTTCAAGACTGGTCACGTGGTCTAAAGTGACATTTCCGATAGTAGTCAAAGAAGAACACTTTTCAAACATTTCAAACACACCCGGAGTACCTGTGTGCGAAGTTCCACTGTACCTATCATCGCCGTGGATACCTATGTCGCCTACTGTTCTCAAGTTAGTACAGTTCTTAAACATACCTTGGCACTCGATTGCACTTCCAAAATCGAAGGATGCCACAGAAATCAAAGAAGAACAGTTTGCAAACAGCTGGGTTGCTCTGTAAACGCCCTGCAAGTTGGCACCGACAATTTCGACCAAATTTGTATGGTCGTTGAATTCGCTCTGGAACATCGATTGCCAAGATGTGTAATAACCAGCGGCGTATGGCGGATAATAACCGTCCCACACATTGGGTTCGCTAGAGACTTGCCTCCAGGAAATATTCGCCGGTGTATCAAGCACATAGAATGTGTGAGTCGACGGATTGTACGTCGGGTCTGAGAACTTCAACCTTATAGTAGACGGAGGAATGCCCTGCGGATTCTCGGAATCCACGAGCGAAGTGACGATGGTGCCGTTATAAGACCACACCGTTCCGTTAGTAGTTGCCCATTTCTTTACTGCCATAGTTCACTCCGTTACGCCAGCGAGATGATGATCTCGGTTGCGGTTTCAGTTATCTGGATTCCGTTGCCAGCGACGATAGGCTTCGTCAGAGGCTTGTTCAGAATAAACGACTTGTTGGCCGGATTGCCTTCCGTCCAGTTACTTTGTACCTGTTCAGCCGGGATAGTCGGCTTGTTCTTGATGTAGTCCAGCTGGGACGAATCGCCTTGCGACCAGTCAGCCTGAACAGCGACGCCACCGGCACCAGCTGAACTGATGGTAATCTGGTTCGCACTCTCTGTGATGGTCACATTCTGACCAGCCACTATCTGCTTGACACCCGGCTTATTCTTGATGAAGGTCGGATCGTCAGTGTCGCCTTCAGTCCAGTCGCTCTGTTGCTGCGCTTGCATCGTGTTGGCGATAGTGATGTTGTCGGCGTATTCGGTAACCGAAATTCCAGTACCGGCCTGTACCGGCTTCGTGGTCGGCTTGTGCTGGATGTAGCTGACTTCGGAAGAATCGTCCTCAGTCCAGTCAGATTGCACTTGCTGGATTCCGCCACCGCCTGGGCCTTCCAGCCATTCCATATTGCTTGCTGTTCCTATTGGCATATAAACTCCTTAAACTTCTACTTCTTCGGCCTTTACGGTGAAGATGCAAGTGATTCCAGACTGGATTGTTCCGCCATCCCCCGGTGTAATTTGTAGAACAACATTGTCCAAGTCGTAGTCGTATTGACCGGAAACACACAGACTAGAACTAGCGACGCCAGAAGGGACTCCGTTTGCTATCGCTGGACTAGATGGCAATGCACTCCACCATCCTAACGGAGCCGACGTTGAGCGAATCCCCAAGTAGTAGGTGTAAACTTTCGAAGAAGTTCCTGAAAAACTGACTCCGACTTGCACCGTGAACAGAGGATGCGTAAAGCCAGCGATCTTGGACTTTTGTTCAGATGTAAGATTCCAGATGATGAGTCCGCTCGCATTGCCGTCATAGCTTATCGAACCGCTGGTAAAAAATACCGGCTTCTTCACGGTGCTTCCTCCGTTCCCGGCACTAAGCCATCCCATATTGCTTGTTACTCCGATTGGCATAATTAAGTTCCTTTACCGGTAAAGTAGCATCCGCTAGGCCCGGTCACCATAGCTCCGTTGAAATAAACCATTCCGGGCGGATAGACCGTCTCCGGGCTGTATATCAAATAAGTAAGCGTTAGGTACGGCATCATATTGTCGTGAGCCGTGCCTAGACCGGCAGATTCCGTGTCGAACGCCGGTGCGGCTGTGACACCGCCAGAAATTGTACAAGCAACCGCACCGTGAGCTGCTACGGACAAGTTCGTAGAGCGCGTCATCGCGGCATTTGTCTTGTTTTTATACGGACTTCTGGCGTATTGGTTACCGTATCTAGTAGCTGTGTTGTTGTTCAGCGATGTGTAGGTGTAAGACGGCTGTTGCGATACCGTATGCGACAGACTAGGTGTTGAGAATGCGAATGTGTTCTGGTGTCCGTGAGTAGGGACTTCGTGAACGTGTGCTGGAAGTTCAGTACTTGACAAGGTATGGCTTTCTTCACCACCAGTCGTTCCGAACTGGTAATCTTGCGAATCGCCGATGACAAGCCTATTGCAAAGATTTGGCAAGTTGAATGTCGTGCTGCCATCGCCCGGCCCATAGGTCGTTCCGATGACATTAAACAAACTTGCATAGTCTTCCCTAGATACTGCCGATCCGTCGCATACAAGAGTGTTTTGCGGAAGCACTGTTCCAGAAAAAAGAAATATAGTTCCTACTTCCATATTAAACTCCGGCGTAGATGATGTACTTCAACACCAAGTAAGGCTGCATATTGTTGTGTGCGTTTCCAGCACCGACTGACGAAGTCGTCATCGAACCACAATCTGATACTGAACCGGTCTTCGTACAAGCTGTAGCTGGGTGGTCGTCAATCTTTGCGTCTGCCGACCTTGTAGCTGTGGATGAAGACGTTCCGGCGTAGGCGTTACTACCAGAAGTTGTCGTATATATGGTAGACGCAGTCTGGTTTGGACGGTTGTAGTTGAACGCTGGCTGAGTGACAGTATGTGACAGCGACGGAGTACTTACAGTAACCGCAGACTGATGCGAATGCTGTGGAACTTCGTGGGTGTGTGCTGGCATAGAGTTGTCATCAAGGATAACCGTTTCGCTACCGCCTGTAGATCCAAGCTGTCGTTGGTGCGATGTACCTATTGCTACTTTACCAGAAATATCTGGTAAGCTGAATGTCGTACTTCCGTCACCTGAGCCAAAATATGTTCCGATAACACTGAACAAATCGCTATAAACCGAACGACTCACTGCTGATCCGTCGCACAGCAAGAATCCACTTGGTATCTGGTTTCCAGCATAGGCATAAATTGAACCGCAGACCATACTATCCCCCGATGCTTATGATGTACTTCATCACGCTATAAGGTTGCATATTGTTGTGGGCGTCACTTGCTCCAGTTTGCTCCGTGTCGAACGCATTGCAATCGGAAATACTTCCAGACACAGTACAAGCGGCGGCAGCGTGAGCTGACACCGCGAGGTTCGTGCTCCTTGAAGCGGTCGCTGACATCGTTCCGTTATTACAGTAGTTGTCGCTCATACCAGAACCGCCCGTTGTGAAACGGTTAGGGCTGTTGTACTTAAACACTGCCTGAGTAATCGTATGAGTCAACACCGGAGTCGTTGCTGTAATATTATCAGAGTGACTGTGTGCCGGAACTATGTGACTGTGCGCTGGCAACTCTTGCTCAGTTAGCGTATGGGCTGCCTCACCGCCCGTGGTTCCCAGCGCGTGGGACTGGCTCACACCAAGAACAACCCTTCCTGACAGGTCTGGGACATTAAAAGTGCTCGAACCGTCGCCAGCTCCGTAGACGGTTCCGATAGCTGTGAACAAGTCCGCGTAGTCGGTTCTGGACACGGCGGAGCCGTCGCAGAGCAAGTAGCCCTGCGGTGCCGTGGATCCGGCGAATGGCATCACGATTCCGGCTGGTTCCATTTCTGCTCCTTAGTTAGAGGCGATGCGGTTGATGCCAACGATTTTATCTACAATAACATAACGGCTTGTCTGGGTTTC